TGAACATTGCCACCCGTAGCATAGCAACCGCCAGCATCGTCTGGATTAGCGGCTTTCTTTTTATGTACGCCGTGCGCTGTAAATCCGACGGCAAAGTCACGATTTAAACGAGCGCATAATGGATCCCCGTTGCCACATTGAGCGCAACCGAAATTTTTTAAATACTCGGCTGGGCATCGAACAATTTTAACAGCGTCAATTGTAACGGATTTTTTACTATTCCAGAAACTTTCGGAAACAGTGGCAACGCTGGGAATATTCTGTTTAACATATCGCGCCGCAAGTTCTGCGGTTTTGGCGGAATAGTTTATAACAGTTTTTCCAACCTTTAATTTTTTCGCCCAATATATTGGGGAAAAATGCGAGTAAGTAAAAGACTGCCCTTTTACTGGGACGGCATCGCTAATAGCGTCGAGATAATCTAGATCGATTTTTGACGCGCCGCAACCGGACGGATTTAGTTCGCAAGTTGCTGGACACGTTCCAAAATTGTTTTTTGTTCCGGCGCGATACGTTACCGCGATGCCTTTTGTTTTTTGCGCTCGGCTAAGTTCTACGGTTTTTAACATTGCTACATTCTCCAAGTAAGCGAGTTATCCCATATTATAGGCATAAAAAAACCCGCTGGTCAAGCGGGTTTAATTTTCTAACGTTTTCTACTGCGTCGTTGTTGGCTCGCTCGTCGGCTTAATTCAGCGTATTGTTTACCGTATAATAAACGACCTATTAAAGTAAATAAAAACATTTATGATTTCCCCTTACCAGTAACCAGCATTGCGGCTTGATCGATAAAGAAAAAAGAGCCCTTACTTCTGCGGAATAAAACCCCGTCACCCGTCCAATCTTTGTTCTTTTTTTGAACGTCCATCATAGCGGCAACGCCTTCAAGGTGTTCTTTTTCCTCAGCCCCCAACGGGCGGTTGGCAGTAATATTCATGATTCCTCCTGTTCTTCATTCGTTGGGAAAGATACTCGAATAAACCCACTTGCAGGTTGACCATCTTCGCCCTCGGTACTGTCCCAGTTAACTTCCCACTTGTGAGTCGGGCAAGTTTCCAACCATTCAAAAAACTCTTTTCTACCCATTCCAATCTCCAATTTGTTAAAGTTTAACAGAAACCAGCGTAAGCGATTATATGGGAGAAATCAAGTCAAAAACTTTATGCCAATCAAACGGGTGGTCAAACGATCCAATCGACGGAGTTTTTAAACCCCCCTCGGCTAGTGATATAGCCTGAGAGGCGCTGTAAAGGTGCAGAGAGGCCCTAACGTCCGGCTTGGCCTGTTGCTTAACTAAAACGAAACTACTGCTTGTACGGTGCCGTGTGAGCCACGCAACCTGATGTGGGCTCAGATTAACCGCGTTGGCTTTACAAAACTTTAATTCGATAAAGTGAAACTTTCCGCGTTCGTCACAAACCAGTAAATCAGGGATGCCTTGGCCTACCCAATTTTCAATTCTTGTTAGATGCCACTTTCTTCGGCTTTTTAGCGCGGTTTTTAGTTGGCGGTACAGTCCCGCTTCCGTCGGCATCTTCGGTTGGGGTAATGTCAATAACGTTTTCGCCATAACCATCTTTCAAATCGCTTAAAGCTTTCAAAACTTCTTCCTTGCTCATGCTATCGATACTACCGTGGCGGATCTCTGATTTACTAACGTAAATATCTCCCTGCGCTTGGCCTCTCCGATACTCGGCTTGAACAGCGGCAGAGTAAGCCCCGTTCTCCAAAGCAATATCTCTAATCTGTTGCAGGGCTCGGATGTGTCTACCGTAGTTTACATCGAACTTGGCATCCAGTTCAGCACGGTAAGCCTTTATAGCGGCAACAACATGCGGACATTTATGTGGGTTGGTTAATTCATAAGCGCGGGTATGGGCAGAACTTTCTGGATAGCCCGCTTTTATAGCCGCTTCCTTAAAAGTTATAAGGCCGTCGTTACTGACAAGTTCTTTTACAAAAAGCTCTTGTTTGCGCGTTAGCTTGGTATCAATAGAAATACGCTTACGACCACGGGGATCAGACCGAGGACTATCGGGGTCAACAAGCTTGTTATGTTTCGGGACGGGCCGCTCTTTTATCAAAAGGGGGGAAGGGATCGCTCCGAACTTTGTTTGCTTCACAGGACGACCTCGTTTTTGTTTGGTCATGCTTGCCTCTTATATTTTAACTATCAGATAAAACTCTTATACAACCGATAGTATTATATATGCCAGAAAAATCTTTTTACAAAAAATCTCCCCCGCCCCCCTTTAGGTACTTTTGGACTTTAACAACCCTTCTTTTGGTTACATTTTTGTATTTCTCGGTGTAACCACTTATGTAACCTTTTTTATTCTTTGTTTATATACACTTAAACCCCAAGTTACATAAGTTACACTGGTTACGGCTTGAAAATACTTTTTTTATTTTTTTTATTTTTCAGCCCTATATACAGTAACCGCGTTAAACAAGCTCCGCGATCCGCGATTTTCAGCGTCTAATTTGCGGTATAAGGCTTGTTTTTAAGGGGTTTGGCTTTTTATATGAGTAAAACACGTGGTTACCAATTCGTACAATTCTGTACAATTTTTTCCTCCAAACGGGCTTAACTTTGACAGAATGGTAGTGATCTGCGTCCATTATTGGCAAAATTTCCGGATTTTTCGTGATTTTTTCAGCCAAAACGTATGATTTTTGCCAACTTTTTGCATTTTTTGGCACAGAAACGCGTCCATTTTTAACAAAAGAGAACTGTTTTGGCTCTAAAATCACCTCACAAACGGTCTCCGGCCATCGTTTTGACTCCATTCTGTTGTAGATTACCTTCGAAATTGCGAGTTGTGCGTTATGATTTTCGCCTCTTGCTTCGTGATAAATTGCCAATGCGAGGCACAAAGTTGTCAGCATTATTCTTTTTTGAACCTTTTCTTCGAGCGCTGGGCAATGTACTGAAACTTGTAGTTTCCGAGCTTTTTCTGAACTAGGGAAACGAGCCCACCTTGGGAAGCAAGCAGGGCATTATACTTATGTTTGCCGCTGGCAAATTCTCCAACGTGGTAGATTATTACGTCACCTTTTTGGGTTTGTTTCAGGGCTTCGTCGAAACCGTCTTTTGCCAATTTATGTGAGATATCGTAGATCATATTTTTTTACCTGACTTTCTTAAAGAGACAACAAACGTATTAAGTTCCTCACGGGCAACCCAGAGTTCACGATCTATATCTTTTTTGTGCTTTTCATCACGGCGCATTTTATCGTCCTGCAAACGATCTACTTGTCTGCGTAGCCACTGCAATTCGTTTTCTTGAAACGGTGTTAAGGTTTCTTCCATAAAGTTCTCCCTTTATTTAGTGTAGAGTATTTCGTGCTATTCTTTTTAAAAATTCTTCTGCATCGGACACGGCATCTTCGATGGTTTCGTGGTTATACAAGAGCGTGGATGTTTGGGCCGAGACGATAGGCCAGAGGTGCGCGAAGTTATATACGTTGATGATGTTTGCGATTATCGCGGCCAGTTGTGGCGGCGACATTTCTGACGGGCAAGCATCTAGTATTTCTTGTATGCTTTTTTCCAGTTCGTCCATGTCCTGTGTCTCCTTGATCTACGTTAGTCTAGGCGTTGCGCGGATTACATTTCAAGTAACTTTTTACCAATTACTCCCGAACACTTTTGCAAACACTTCGTCCAACAGACGCTCCATATCTTTAGCGGTCATTAGTTGTCTCCTTGTTCCATTGGTCTACCTCGGCGTACCATTTGTCTGTAGATTTACTTCTGCAAACTTGTGCTTTAATCCATACGCCTTCTTGTTGTTGAAGCCATTCGATCAATTCCTCACGCCTAATAAGTAAATCAAACAAAACCCACGGTGGTTTACTAACTGGTTCCTTGGCATAGAAACCCTTGAGAAAAACTTTTTCTTTACTTTTGCGCCTTTCTCCTAGCTCATTCATTAACTTTTCTGCCATCTCTCTGGCGGCAGAGGCTTCCTCGAACGAACAGGCGGGGTCTTTAGCTTTTCGCAAGAGACTTTCTAAACGATCCTGCTTACTCATCACCAACTCCCGTAGTATTCTTTCTTTTAATCCTAGAGTTAACGCCTAGATTATAGATCAACTCACGTTTAAGCTCTTCTAACTCACGAATAACTTTTTCTTCTTTTTGATTGGTGTCATCTAAAATATTTTCCAGACGATCAACTATGTAGTGCATGTTAACTCTATCGTCTTCCATTGATCGGCACTGATCCAAGTTCCATTTAGCCATTACTTTGCTCCTCCCGCGTACATAATACGACACATAACGTCCCACCACTCTTGTTTGAGATCATCAGATAAACAGTCCCAGACCTGTTGATTGTCAGTTTTAGGACGAAAGCCATAGGCTATTT